CAAGACTACCACTATCGATGTAAAATATCAAATATTTTACTTGATAGACGGTACGGAAACGCTTTCGAATCTCTCCAGACTGGGTTTCACTAGCCCGGTAAATGTAGCCTGGGAGCTTATACCTTTTAGCTTTGTTTTCGATTGGTTTTTACCTATCGGAAATTGGCTATCTAGTCTATCAGCTCTTGAGGGCTACAAAGTAAAAGAAATAACTAGAACGGTCGCCGTTCGGCAAACCGTTTTTTGCGACTTTCTTTTACCAGTACATTCGCCGGAGAATGCGGAGTTTTGGCCTATTGAACCAGTAATTTTCTCTTGGAGTATGGAGAGGTTTCAGATGTTGAGAGAAACAATTCCCTCACTTCCGTCACTTCCTCTACCTCGCTGGAGAAATCCTCTGACAATTGGTCGGGCTCTGAATGCTCTAGCAATTTTATCCCAAATGTTCCGTGGTAAATAAAACTAGCGTTTTATTCCTCGGATCATCGGATAACAACCTTTTAAGGAAAAATCTATGAGCGCTTTCGCGCCAATAGTACTCGGGGCAACTACATTTTCCCCGAGCTCCATCGACGCCCAAGGGGTTGCGAGGCTTTACGCTACAGGCTCAGGCGGGTTTGATACCCGCCAAGGCATATCGTTAAGCGTCAAAATCCCCAAGGCCGGCGGAACGATCGCGCGCGTTACGGCTAGAGTCGTAATTCCCGTGCTCGACAGCGTCACTGGTTTAAAAACCGGTGAGGCCATCGCAACAGCCGAATTCGTGCTACCAAAAGTAGCCGGTTCGTCCGAGCGAAACCAGGCACTCAGCTTACTTGAGTCCTTTTTAGGGGACCCTGCTGTGGTGTCTGCGGTCGAGGATCTCGAGTCGATTTACTAGTTTGATATTCTCAACAAAGTACACGGTGAGAAATCAGCGAAAATCTCTCCTTACGGGGAGACGTAAATCGGACCTTTCTGTGAAGTCAGTCATAATTACTTTAGGTTTGGCTCTCCTCGCAACTCCCCTTTTCTGGGCGTGGCTTGGAAAGCTTGGTCTATGTAATTAGGACTTTTCGGAAAGGATTACTTGAGAATAAAGCGGCCCCTACTGGATTATTTCCATCTTTTAGGGGTCTTTTAATCTTTAGATTAAAAGAGGTTACAACGGCTATGTCCTGTAACGAAACGACCTTTCGGTTGATTGAGTCTTATCTTGAAGCTCTTGACACACCACGCTCCTTAGCAGTATGGCTAATGTTCAAATTTAATGAACACGATGCCCTACTTCAACTGGAGATTAATCCGGATAACTATCTGGATCCTGATGTGTTTAGACGTGACTATAGAGCAACCAAGTTTCTAAGCAAAGCTGATTTCTTATCGACGTCCGTTGATAAGAGAGCTGCCGCGTTAGAAAGTTTCCTTGGAGCCGAGTTGTCATGCCGAAAAGTTAATCTTGATAGGTTCAAAACTGCATGGCGAAAGCTTCCGCAGTTCGACTGGCTGCATAATGCAGCCTATCGTAAAATTGAATCTATACTTCGATGCTTTTCAGGCGACGAGGTATGTGACTCAGCAAATTGGGGCCCTGGTGTCACTCTTAATAAACAAATTAAGTTTGATACCAGTTCAACCAATAAGTTTCGCTTTGAAAGCGGAATAACTCGTGATTTGCATGATCTTATGGGCCCATTACACGAATTGGCCTATCCACTATGGAAAGTAAATTTTACTTTTCATGTTGGGAATAAGATCGTGACCGTACCTAAGAATTCAAAGACAGATCGAACGATCGCCGTTGAACCAGGGATAAATCTCTGGTATCAGAAAGCGGTCGGTACTATGATCCGTAAGCGAATTCGAAAGGTTGGGGTGGATCTTAACTCGCAATTGAGAAATCAACAATTAGCCCAAAGTTCCAGTTTATCTGGTTCATTGGCAACAGTTGATTTTTCGAACGCTAGTGATTCCATTAGTCGTGCTACTGTTGAGGCTTTACTGCCTCCGCGGTGGCACCTCTTTATGGATCTGTTAAGATCTCATTTCGGTTCTATTGAAGGATCCACACTAAAATATGAGAAGTTTTCCAGTATGGGAAACGGCTTCACATTTGAGTTGGAGTCACTGATATTTTTTGCGGTTGCATCAAGTGTTTGTGAATACTTGAGACTTCCACAAAATGACGTCAGTGTCTACGGGGATGATGTAATTCTCCCCGTAGGTGCCTTCAATCTATTTCGCGAAATGTGTGACATCTACGGCTTCACTATAAATGAGCGGAAAAGTTTTAAATCCGGTTCATTTCGTGAAAGCTGCGGTAGTCACTATTTCGCAGGGATAGACTGCAAGCCTTACTTCCTGCGGAAGCAGATCATAGAGGAGCATGACATATATCTGGCTGCCAATTCAATTAGGCGCGGGTCATATGATCCTATTTCTAGGTCATGTGATAAGCGCTTCTTCGAGTGTTGGCAGTTCCTGAGATCTTTGGTCGTAAGACCTTGTTTGATCTCAGAAGGATATGGGGATGGCGGGTTCATCGTTAACTTCGATGAAATTCCCCGACCGCCCCAAAAAGCAAAGCATGGTGTCGAAGGACATCATACGATTGCTTTAGTGTCGATACCTTTACGGTATCACTCCGACGATCTAGCCCTGCTATTAGCTCGGCTAAAGGGACGCAGTGTTGAGATTGATCTTGGAAACGAGACTAATCTCAGGAATCGAGTTAAGACTACTCGAAAGAGAATCTTAATCCGACGGTGGGCTGATTTAGGTTCCTGGTTTTAACCGGGTCCTAAGTTAGTTTTCCCGGGTTCCCG